CAGCATTTAAAACCAAACAGTCACTCATTGGATAAAAGACCCTTTTCTTTTTTATGTCGCTAATATTTATATAAATATATTAGATGCTTAAAGAACTTAAACATATTATAGTTGAGGCTGAAAAACAGCGTCCTAAACTGGTTTTGAATCCATTACCTTATAAACGTGATGAATTAGAACCTGTAATGAGCAAAGAAAGCATAGACTTACACTATGCAAAATTGTCAAAAGGATATGTAGATAGGTACAATAACAAAGAAGGTGACGACACTTTCAACTTTGGTGGTGCTCATTTACATAATTTGTTTTGGCCAATGCTTCAATCACCAAGTTCTGGAAACAGACCTTCCGGAGCATCAGAAGAACTTATTAACACAAAGTTTGGATCTTATGAAAAGTTCAAAGAGAAATTCATAGAAAAAGCCAAATCACTACAAGGCAGTGGATGGTGCTACATGGATGTAAAAGGCAAAATAGATTTAATCGCTAATCAAGATTTTAGGAAAGGCACACAAATTGCTTTTCTAGTTGATATGTGGGAACATTCTTACTTGCTCGACACAACTAAAGACAAGTACTTAGATAACATTTGGCGAATTATCAACTGGTCAATAGTAAACGATAGACTAATAGGAGAATAAAATGTTCACATGGTTGAGAAACCTCTTCGGGTCAGCGAAAACAGAACCGCTAGTATTAACAGATGAAGTTAAAACAAAAAAGGCTTCAACTGCTAAAAAGAAGTCTGCACCTAAAAAGGCAGCAACAAAAAAGGCACCTGCCAAAAGAGGCAGACCTAAAAAATCTAAATAAGGAGAAATACTATGTTAGATAAATTTAAAGGATGGGTATCAAGTCGTTTCACAGAAAGAACATCTTGGGACGGAGCAGCACTCATTCTACTTGGAATCTTAGTTTTAATAGCAAAACCAATTGCCGGCTTAGTTGCTTATGCTGCTATTGCATACGGTGCTTGGACTATTTACAAAAGCGAATAATATGCCAGATGCAGTTAATCTAACAGATTCTGCGGTTAAGCATATGTCAGGCTTAATTGAAAAAACCGGTAAACCCATTGTTCGATTGCAAATGAAGGGTGGTGGGTGTGCCGGGTTTTCATATGACTGGAAGATGTGTGATTCAAAAGAGTTAGACGACGAAGTTATCAAACTACCGAATGGTGAATTTTGTATAGATAGTGCAAGTTTACTTTATCTGATAGGTACTGAAATAGATTATGTTGAAGAAGTTTTCGGTTCCCATCTCACAATTAAAAATCCTAATAGTACATCAAGTTGTGGATGTGGCGAAAGTGTAGGTTTTTAGTATTTAGATATTACTAAATCACTATCAGCAGGCATATCCCATATTTGCTTATTTTCGACACCTTTGCGTTGAGCAAATCTCTTGGCATCACATTCTGAACATACATGGAAATAATTGTTGCTTAGCCGGGCCTTACTAATCTTTTTTAGATCCCTGGTAAATACACTGTCACAGTTATCGCACCGGAGTTCAACAATTGTTTTTATACGTGTATAGACGTGTGTTTTACCCAATTTGCTTTTCCGAGTGTGTTCTGTATTAACTTTTTTGGTGCCTAAAAACATATGTATATTTACTATTTTACATTAGGCTTATAGAATAAATTGATAAATATTGTAGCAAACAAGGAATTGTAGGGGATAAGATGGCAAGAAAAGTAATTGATACCGGTGTAGTAGGTAATGACGGAACTGGCGATAGTATCCGCGATTCGTTTAGTAAAGTAAACGATAACTTTAGAGAATTATACAGTTCATTAGGTCTAGGAGAAAGATTAACATTCTTAGGATTAGATGATACTCCTACTAATTTTGTTGGACAAGAATCAGCGGTTGTAGCCGTTAATAACACTACAGATGCACTACAGTTTAAACAAATTACAGGCGGAACTGGTGTTGTAATTGACACTTCAAGTAACACCAATCAAATAATTGTAAGCACAGAATTCAGCGAAATTTCAGGAGATCCTAGTCCACAACTAGGCGGTGACTTATCAGTACAAAGTGGTGGTCAAACATACAAGATTAAAGATCTTAATACACCTACTGAAGACTCAGAAGCAGCAAACAAAAACTATGTAGATACAAAAATTTCCCTAGCAGGTGTAAACGCAATTGATCCTGCTACAGGTTCTACACAATCTGGATTTGGAACTATGAGCGGACCGCTTATACTTTCACGTTCTCCAGAACCTGAAGATGATGATAGATATGACGGACTAATTGCTGCAACAAAACAATATGTAGACAGTTCATCGTTTGGTAGTAGCGTAAATCTATATGTTGCAACATCAGGAGCAGATGATAGACCAGGCGTTTCTGATCAACTACAAGGTAGAGCTCTTGCATACGCATATAGAACAATTGAAGCAGCATGTCGAAAAGCAGAAGAAATATTACTAGAATCAAATGATGATATAGGACCATATGAAAAGAAATTAACTTATGCTGGTGGTACTAAGTCAGTAGAGTTAGCCGCTATTGATACTTCACCTACATCAGGTACAGGGTTTGTTGGTACACCGAGAATGAGTGTAGATACAATTACACTTAATAGTCAAGGTACAAACTATCAAGCAGGAGATATTATTACCCTACAAGGCGGCACAGGAGATGCTGCAAGATATGAAGTTTTGTCAACTGCTTCATCACCAGGTGCTGTTGTTACCTTTAGACAGATAAGTTCAGGAAACTATACTGTTTTACCAGGTGCTACTAATGTATCAACAGATACTGATAGTGCTTTCGGTAATGGGGCTACATTTGATATAACATATAAAGTTAACAACGTTAATATTGTAGACGGTGGTACTGGACACAGTTTAGTATCAGTACGTATTACCGGTGGTGGTGGTACTGGTGCTTTTGGTGAGGCTATAGTTGCAGGCGGTGTTATTACTGCGATTGAAATTACAGACAATGGCGGAGGATTTACTAGTCTGCCTACTGTATCTGCTGACTTGCCTAGGTTCCTTTTAAAAACTGAAGGACAAAGAACTGACTTTACAGGTGACGTATTAACTGATACTGAAGTCGCGTTTAGAACAAGAGATATTAGAGAAGGCTTGTTTATTAAAGGATTGACATCAGGCGCACAAGCACAGATACTTGCACACGAAGGTGATTTAGATTCAAACGGAAATGAAATTTTTGATGTTGATATTAAGTTTGGAAATTTCCAAATAGGTGAAGAATTATCATATGGTGATATTACTAACCAAACACAAATTTCTATTTTAGTAGAAAGTGGTGTTTACGAAGAAAACTATCCAATTAAAGTTCCTCAGAACGTTGCTATCATTGGTAACGAATTTAGAAGAGTAATTATAAAACCAAGAGCAGGAACATCAAGCTCACCTTGGGCTTTCCAAAGATTCAGAAGAGATACAACTATTGACGGACTAACAGTAGCAAGTGATCTTTACGGATATCATTACTTAGAAGATACAACATCACCTGTTTATCCTAAGATAGATAACGGAGGCGGATATAAAGCGTCTGCTACGTTAATAAAATTAAATAGACAATTTTTACAAAACGAAGTTACTGCTTGGATAAATTATCAAATTGCAAATAATATTGCACCGTTTACATCATCATTTAATTATAACGAATCACGTTGTAAAAGAGATGTAGGATTAATTCTTGATGCAATGATATTTGATTTAAAATATGGTGAATATAATAGAACAATATCAGCAGGACTAAAATACTATCAAACTGCAAGCGGAAGAATTGCAATTACAACACAATTGTCAGAAACCACAGCAGCATTAGAATATTTAGAAAGTATCTTAGACAATATTATATCTAATGATCCTATAGGAACAATTTACAACGGGATTTTCTCTCAAATCACAGACGGTGCTTTTGTAAAAGAAACAGGTACAGAAGGTGTACTTGAAGAATTATTTGATGCACTTATTGATGTAATTGATGGATCAGGCAGTGTAAATTATCCAAAAGATAATGATAAACTTGATGTTTTCTTATGTAACGATGCTGTAATACTTAGAGCAATGACAATGCAAGGACATGGCGGATTTTCTATGGTGCTTGATCCGGCTGGACAAATTCTTGCTAAATCACCATACGCACAAGAATGTGCATCATTTAGTAAATCTATAAATGCACAAACATTTGCAGGTGGTATGTTTGTTGATGGGTTTTCAGGAAACTTACAATTCTTACATCAAGCAAGTGTTACATCAACACGTATAACTGTAGCAGGGTTAGATAGATTTCCACAACTTCCGGCATCCTTTATTGTTGGCGATGATATTTTCAAAGTCAATTATGTTAGAGATTACGCATATGGAGCCAGTGGCAGTACAGCAACACTTGTTTTAGATGAAACAACACCTTTTAATTTAACACCTGGTGCTCAAACATTAACCAGTATAACACAAGCAGATCCTGCTGTGTTTACAAGAGCAGACCATGGTTTACAAGCAGGTGCTTCACTGGTGTTTAGTACAACAGGTACATTACCAACAGGCGTTGTAGCAGGTAGAGAATATTATGTTTCTGAAACTGGCTTAACTGGAAATACCTTTAGAATCACACAAGAATTTTTTGGTGATGTAGAAGTAGCAACAACTAGTGCAGGCTCAGGCACACACAGTTATCAAAGAAAATATGAAATATTGATGCCTGGTAACAGATCAATGTTATCAAACGACTTTACGCAGATAGCAGATATGGGTTACGGTTTGTTAGCAACCAACGGCGGACTAACAGAAGCAGTATCTATGTTTACATATTATTGTTATGCTTCTTACATGTCACTTAACGGAGCGCAAATTAGAAGTATAGGTGGTTCTTCTGCACATGGTATCTACGCATTAGTTGCAGATGGTTCGGACCCACTTGAAGTTCCAACACCTACAACACTGTATTACGATGTTGCTCAAAGGGTTGATTGTTATTTTCCAAGTGCTAGTTTCCAAAATGTACAAGGTGGATTAGATATACATGTCACAAATTATGATTATACTCCTCTTAATAATTCAGAACTTGAAGTTGATCATGGCAATTTAATTTTTAGATATCCTGTTACATCAGTTTCAACTACAGATTTGCCAGCAGGTGTTGCAAAATTAAATTTAACATCTGACGATACAGGAAACTTTGATGGACTTTTTGCAGTCATTTCAGATGGCACTAAAATGTCACTTAGAAGTAATTCGCAAATTATTCTTACAGGAGAACTTGCTGACGTTGCTACAAGACCATCAACAGGTTTACGTTTTGCTGAATCTCCTACTGATGTTTATCGTGTTTTACAATTTGAAGACTATGATGATACAACAGACGGTAGAGGTGCATTAGATGTTGAATTCACTGTAGCAAATCCTACAGTGCTTACATTTACTATCACAGTCACTGATATTACTAGCAATAATACACTAACCACTGATAGAAATCATGGATTAAGGCGCGGCGATGCAATTACTCCGAGAACTACTGCTAATGGACTGACAGCAGGTCAAACATATTATGTGTTTGATGTTCCTACTTATAACACCATACAGTTATCGACAACATCTGGAGGAAGTTTACTAGGTGGCTTAACTAACGGTAGTGGACTTACTTTAGTAAATGTTATCCCTCACAAACAGTTAGCAGACTATAGACTACAATTTAGTTCGACTGGAACATTACCAACAGGAATTACTGCTGGTATTACATACTTTGTACTAGAAACAAATTTAACATCTACAACTTTTGAAATTGCAACATCACAGAACGGTGCTGCAATAGAAGTAACAGGTGCTGGTACTGGAGATATAACAGCAATTGCAGATGGAATTACCAAGACTACTCTTAGAGAAAACTATGATTACATTGATTTAACTGTATATCAACCAAGTGAAAGCGTTGGTACAACTGGTGCAAATCCTGTTGTTCCAGGCTCGTTTACTACAATTTCTAGTATAAGTATTGCAGCACCTGGAGTGATTACGGTAGCATCACCTCACAATTTATCAGTTGGTGATGTAATTAGATTACAAACAACTGGAGATTTACCAACGGGTCTTAACGAAAGTTTACACTATTTTGTATCAGATAATAATGTAGACGGATTAGGTGCATCGTCAGTACAATTTACAATAACAACAACACCTCCTGCGTTAGCATCATCTGTAGAAATTGATACAACAGGCACACAGAGTGGTACACACAGTTTTGCAAAAGTTTTAGGTAGAGCTGGAGATAGCACTATTACTGTTGTACCAGTTGCACCTGAAGAACGTTCACGTGTACCTAATTCAAGATTTGTATACAAAGGTGAAGAATATATTATTGAACAGTATCAATCAGAAGACGACCTTAGTACAAATTATGCAAGGTTAACACTTAATAGACCACTAGAAGATAGCATTATAGAATTCGAAGGTTCATACACAATAAGAAGTGCTGTTCCTATTAGAAGTTTAAATTCATATGGAAATCTAACAATTAGAATTTCATTAACACGTGTAACTGGACACGACTTACTGGAAATTGGAACAGGATCATATGCAGATACCAACTATCCAAATGAAATTTACGGTCCGGCGGTTAATGCACTTAATGCAGATAATGAAACGCAGGAAAGAACGGTAGGACGTGTTTTCTATGTAACCACTGACCAGTTTGGTAACTTCAATGTTGGACCATTCTTTAAAGTTGACCAAGGAACAGGACGTGTGACATTCTCAGCAGCCATTGCGTTGAGTAACTTGGACGGTATTGGATTTAAGCGTGGTGTTCCAGTTTCAGAATTCTCAACAGATAGTTCATTCTCAGATAACGCAGTTGATACAGTACCAACAGAAAATGCTACAAGATTATACATTGAAAGAAGATTAGGTATTTCGCACAGTGGTGCTAAAATTATTGATGCTAATTTAATACCTGCTGTGACTGGTGGATTTATGGATCTAAGTGGCCAAGGGTCTATGAAGGCAAACATGGATCTAAACCAGAATAAGATTGTTAATCTTTCAGATCCTACACAACCTCAAGATGCAGTGAACTTGAGAAGTTTTACTTTTGATAACCTACAAAACTTTACGTTTACAGATTTAGCAGCAAACCAATTACTTGTGTTTACAGGTAATGATAGAGATGCTGTAAACGTTACAGTTGTAGGTGATATAAGTTTAGATATTGATTCAACAGCAAACTCGATTGATGCGCAACTTAATCCTAATGTAATTTTAGATGCAGACGTTAATGCATCTGCTGACATTGCTCAAAGTAAATTGTTAATGCAATTAGCAGGAACAGATTTAAATGCACCAACAGGAACAGCAGCAGTCAAACAAGCACGTAGCGGATTAGCAAGTTTTAGTGACACAGAATTTACTGTAACTGATGGTTGGGTACAATTAAAAGACAACGGTACACCTAAGTCAGCACTAGCACAAATTGCTGCACAGAGTGTATTAGGTAATTCATTACTTACAGCAGGAGATGCTACTGATATTGCGTTTACAACAATTGTAGATCAAGGTGGCTCTGTTAAGAAATCACAATTTGGAAGCACAGGTTTACTTGCAAGAATAAATTCAAGTTCTGGTACATCAGATAGTGATTATGGAATAGTTGACTATGCAGCAGGATCTAGTAGTACAGTTGAAGCAAGTAAACTTATTATAAGAGATACAAATGGTGATTTTGGTGGTAGAATAATTGATGTCCAACAATACAACATAGATGGATTCGAAGCAATCGATTCTGGAACATCAGGCTCAGGAGGATTTGTAAGAATACACACGTTTGGTGGAACAGGCGGTAGTGGTGGAGGAGGCATCTTCCTGCAAGACGGTTCCTTGGCTGCAGACAAATCAACTTTTTATGATAATGATTCACACACATTTAGAACACAGAACGGTTTGTCAAATGCACCTATTATTGCTTCAAGTGTTCAAGTTAGCGCATTAACAACAGGTGGTAACACAACTGCTGGTACAATTACTGGTAGGTGGTCACTAACAGGTAGTTCGCCTAATGAATCAAGACTAGAAGCAACATATTCAGCAGACGTTGCAGAATACTATGAAGGTGACAAGGAATATGAAGTTGGAACAGTGTTAGTATTTGGAGGTGACAAGGAAGTCACAACTACAAACACAAACAGTGATAAGAGAATAGCAGGTGTTGTTTCTAATACAGCAGCGTATGTAATGTATACTGCCTGTCCTGGACACAAAAACCTAGTTGCACTCGTTGGTAGAGTTCCATGTAAAGTTGTAGGCAAAATTAAGAAAGGTGATATTCTTGTTACATCAGGAATACATGGTGTAGCAACTGTAAGTGACGATCCTAAAGTAGGAACAATTGTTGGTAAAGCAATTGAGGATTACGATAGTGATCATATAGGAACAATTGAAATAGCGGTGGGTAGATCATAATGGCATACGATAGTAACATAAATCCAGGTAATCCACCATTAGTGTGGAGCAGAATAAAAGAAGCATTTGATAAAGTAAATCAAAACTTTACAATTATTGGTTCATCATTAGCACGAGAAAGAAAATTATTTGTTTCTCATATAGAATCAGGAACTGCAGACAGTAATCCAATACGTATTGTTACAACAGAGATGCACGATCTTAGAGATAATCAGATTGTGTTTATTTTTGATACTGGCATTTCGCAACTTGATAACAGAGAATTATATGTAAGAAAAGAAAGTGATACTGAAGTACTATTATATGAAGACCAACTATTAACAATACCAGTTGACGGCACAACATATGATACATATTCATCAGGTGGCGGTAACATTCAGGGTGGTTCAGAATATGCCGGAACTGATTTTGAAAATTTAGCAACAAATGTTTCACCAAACGCTGTTGCAACATTTAACTTAGGTAGTGTTACTAAACCGTGGAAGTCATTATACACAGCAGAACATGCCGACGATGATGCTAACGCATTCAACGGTGTGTGGCTAGGTTCTGCACAAATTAAAGGTAAGTCTGGAGGCATAATTGATTTACCATTAGGTTCTACTGTAAACGGAGAACTAATTATTAATCCATCTCAAACGTTCTTCAAGAGCGTGCAAGTGGACAGCGGCAATCAAGTAGTAGCAGATGATTTTGTAGATACACTTAATCTAATAAGCGGTACAGCAATTAGTATGGCTGTAGACAGTTCTGCAGAAAGTATTACAATTACAAATGCAGGTGTTACACAGGCAACAGCAGGACTAGGTATAAGTGTAAGTTCAGGAACAGGAAACGTAACTGTAACAAATTCAGGTGTAAGAAGTTTACAAAGTGTAACAGCATTGCCAAGCGGTAGAACAGAAGGTGCTGGTATTAATGTTGATAATAGTACTGGAGACAACGTAAAAATTACAAACACAGGTGTATTAGAAATACAACCAGGTAGTGCTGCATTAACAGTGTTTACTGATGATGCAACTGGTATTGTAACTATCACTAATGCTGCTCCGGCAGGTAATGCATATAGAACTATAGATGTTGGCGGTACTGGAACCACACTAGTAACTGCACCTACAATTGCTGGAACATTGAAAGTACTAGAAGGAAATGGAATTACACTATCAGGTAATGATGGTTTACAAACATTAGAAATAGCATTTAGTGGAAAAGCAGATATTACAGGAAGTGTGTTTAGTGACGATTCAACATTATTAGTTAATGCAGTTGATGGTAATATTCCATGGAGCGTGATTGCAAACGCACCTTCATTCTTAACAAGTGTTGCATTTGGTGATCTTACAAGCACTCCTACAACACTTGCAGGATATGGCATTACAGATGCAGCAACCAGTGCGCAGGGTGCTCTTGCTGATACAGCAGTTCAACCAGGTGATGCATTAACAGGCACACTTGACGGTGACATAACTGGTAGTGTATTTGCTGACGACTCAACATTACTAATTGATGGTGTTGACGGAAAAATTGTAGGTCCGATTGAATCAGATAATATTAGAGGAACACTTATAGGAACAGTATATGCTGATGACTCAACAGAAATTATTGATGCAGAAGGTACTGTATTAGGAACAATTGCTCCTGGTGCAGCAGCACCTAGTTCAGAAACAGAAGCAGCACCTATAGGTGAAATTAGAGTTGATGACAATTATGTCTATGTCCGCAAGAGTACGGGCTGGGGCAGAATTTCAATTGGCGGTTGGGTATAGGAGCGGATAGATGGCAAAACTAACAGTAAACATTGGCTCTAGCGCAAACGACAGAACGGGTGATAACCTACGCACAGCGTTTAACAAGATTAACCAAAACTTTGATGAAGTATATATTGGGCCTCCACAACTTACGCAGGCTGAAATAGATGCACTCACACCAGTTTTTGGTATGATGGTTTACAATACAACAACAGGTAAATTTCAAGGTTATGCTGCTGATGCAAATAATGACAGTGCGGCAGGGTGGGCAGATCTCCACTAAATATAGATATAGGAAAGCAAAATGGCAGATTTACAAACAATTAATGTAGGAAACTTAGTAAACGATGGGCTTGGCGATGACCTAAGAACCGCGTTTCTAAAAGTTAATGCTAATTTTTCTGAACTTAATACAGGACTTACAATTACAGCATCTAATAGTGGACTTGGTGCAGGTGTATTTAAACAGAAAACAAATAATGATTTAGAATTTAAATCACTTGTAAGTGGTACAAAAATCCTCATTGAGGAATCTGCAGATGTTCTTACTATTAATACAACACAAGAAGATGCTTTTATAAGATTTGATACCGACAGCGGTAGCATGTTAGCATCAAATCATGAACAAATAACACTACAAGGAATAGCAGCACCTGGTTCTGAAACTGGAGTAAAAGATATAGAAGTAACAACTTCAGGCAGTGCAGTAAATTTTAAAACAATTATTCCTGTCACTGAGTATTTGCAAACTTATGATTTTGGCTCTATCAATGGTGTATATCAAAATGCAGTACAGTTAGCAATGCAAACAGCAAATATAGATTTTGGAACACTAACATTTACATCAGATATTGACCTCGATTGTGGCGGTCTAACCTAGGAGGATAACCACACATGGCAGTGACTTGGATAACGCCAGCAGGAGACCTAGGAACACTTGAAGAAAGAATTATTACTTCAGTCTCTATAGAAGCAACAACAGATACAAACAATGCAATAGAATATTCTGTTATAGCAGGAGAACTTCCTAAAGGCATGTTACTATCTGGTAGCACTATTAAGGGATCACCAGCGGAAGTAACGAAATTTACAGAATATAGATTTGTAATCCGTGCCGACGATAACGATAAAGAAAAAGACAGAACTTTTAAAATAAGTGTAAATGGTGCAGACATTCCTGAATGGATTACAAAAGCAGGTTTTTTAAACGTTGGGCCAGGACAGGCATATTTTGTCCTTGATGATGCACCGGTAGACTTTCAGTTAGAGGCAACAGATGATGATGTTGTAGCGGGAGAAAGTCTTGAATATTATCTAGTTCCTAACAGTGGAATACTGCCATATGGTCTAAAACTTTCAAAGACAGGACGTATAAGCGGATTCACACAACCTATACCTGCCATTGATTATACAACATCAATAACAGGAGCATATGATACTGCTAGTTTTGATACAGTGCCTTTAGACATAGCACAAAACAACAGTCTAGGTTTTGATTCTTTTTTTTACGATAATCAATATTACGACTACGGCGAACAAGGAATTGTTCCAAAAAAATTAAGTAGAGTTTATACATTTGGTATAGCAATTACAGATGGAATAAATGCAGTCAACAGAATATTTAAAATATATGTTGTTTCAGAAGAATTTTTGAGAGCAGACAACACATTGGTACAAGTTGATACAAATCTTTTCCAAGCAGATGCAACCAGCAACAGAGTTCCTTTTTGGATTACAGACTCATATTTAGGAAGATACAGGGCAAATAATTACATCACATTGTTCTTAGATGTTTATGATCCGCCAACACTTTCAGGTGTAATAAGTTATTTTATTGTTGATAATAATCCTGACGGAACTCCTAGTACATTACCTCCTGGACTTACGATAGATAACACAACTGGTGAACTTGCAGGTAAGGTTCCATACCAGGCTGCTGTTACAAAAACTTATCAATTTACTCTTAAAGCAGTAAACTTTCCAGCAAGTATAGCACAACAGAATTACACACTTGTTGGTGATTGGAGTTCTACAAGATTTTATGAAACAGATGAAGCAGTTAGATATGACGGATTTGTATATGTTTGTAAACAAGAAAACATAAATCAATTGCCAATCACACCCAATAGTATATACTGGGAACTTGGGGTAGGAACTACTGACAAAACGTTTACAGTAGACATAATAGGCGAAATAGATAGCAGTATAGAATGGAACACTGATAGTGATTTGGGTATAATCAAACCTAACCAACCTAGTAGAAAAGCCGTTGAAGCAACAAGTTTATTATACGGCGGTAGAGTGAGTTATACTATTACGTCAGGAGAGTTACCTCCTGGATTAGAGTTTTTATCAAACGGAAATATTACTGGCAAAGTTACACAATTTGCTGATGCAGACCAACAAGGACTAACAAGATTTTTTGATAGAGATAGTAGCACTGTAGACAGCACAGGAACTATTTCCTACAATACAAAATTTGATACATCTACTACTACATATGATAAAGTTTACACTTTTACAGTGGAAGCATCTGATTCATCTGGACTTGCAAAAGACACTAAAACATTTACAATTAAAGTAGTTGCAGACAGTCAAAAATCTTTTGCAAATATTTTTGTTAAAGCATTCCAAAATAAAGATAAAAGACTTAATTGGTTTAACTTTATTACAGATGCAACTATTTTTGTGCCTGACGATATCTACAGATACGGAGATACAAATTTTGGTATACAAACAGAAATAAAAAGTTTAATATTTGCAGGAATAGAAAGCACTTCTGCAACTCCTGTTGTACAGGCATTGAGTAGGAATCATTACAACAAACGTTTTACTTTTGGACCTATTAAAAAAGCACAAGCGAAAGACTCTACTACGCAACAAGTATTATATGAAGTGGTATATGTTGATTTAGTAGATGAATATGAAAAAGATAACAAAAGTATTTCTAGTGAAATAAATCTTCCAGACAATAGCAATAGCAAAGTTCTTGTTAGTTATGATAATATCACTATAGATAGCGATATTCCGTATGCAAGTGATGCTGATCTACAAAGGGTTTTTCCTAATTCTGTAAAAAATATGCGAAAAAGAATATCCGAAATAGGAGAAAGAGATAGAGAATTTTTACCATTGTGGATGAGAAGCATTCAACAAACAAGCACCTATGAATTGGGTTTTACAAAAGCCCTTGTGCTTTGTTATGCAAATCCTAATAGAGCAGATTCAATTATAAGTAGAATTAAATCTAGTGGTTTTGACTTTAAAACTATTGACTTTACTGCTGATAGATACATAATTGATATATTAAACGGACAAATACAAGACACTTATGTGCAGTTTCCACAAGATAAAATAACAAATCATGCTAATAACGCATCAAAATCTACAGAAGAAAAGCCATTCGCTCAGAAAAACATTCCGAGCTAGATTGCAATATGATAAATATATACTGAATACAACGGAGATAATAACGTGGCAAGATCAAATAACAGTTTAATAAACTACCTAAGTATTAATGAAAACTTTCCTGTGGCAGGGCAGGATAATGACACACAAGTTTTTAGAGATAATGCAGATACAATAAAAACAAGTTTAAGAAGCGCAAAAGACGAACTGACAGATATCCTTACAAATGCTGCGTTTAAGGATGAAGATAATGATTTTGAACTTAAATCAATTTCTAGAGCCGTACTTCTTAACAATAGAGTAGGTAAATTTGACGGTGGATCTGTAGATGCATCTCCTACTACAATCGATTATAAAAATGGCGATTACCAAATATATAGAATAGGCGCCAGTATGAATATAGACTTTTTAAATTTTCCTGGTGATCCTGTATATACAGGCGAGTCAACTCCTATCGGAATGGGAAAAGTAACACTTGAATTATATAGCGATGGGTCATCTAGAACTGTAAACTTTTTAACTTCCGGCGGTACAATTATTAAAAGCAAAGACTTCCCAGGTTACACAAGCGGCGGAACTCCTGTACTAACGTTGACTTCAGCAACAGATCCAGTTATTATTGAAGTATTCAGACACAGCACTGCGGTCATATACATGAGATATATTGGCGCATTTGCATAATGTTTCACCCATTCCAAGAAGACCCAAAAAAACTATCGGAAACTGAATTAACACAAAAAATATCCGAATTGGGCAAAAAATATACCCAAGCCGCACGTTTAGGCAAAGGTGAACTGTTGACACAGATCCAAACATTTGTTACAATATATAGAGATGAATTACGTAGAAGAGCAATGCAACCTATTAAAACAAATGATGAAGATAAGGATTTGGATCAACTAATAAATGTCGACTAACACAATCACAGAAGTAATTGAAGGTATTAAAAAACACGGTCCTGAAATATTGGAACACTGTGTAATTGATAATGCTGATCAATATCTAGAAAAAATAAACAAAGAGTTTTTAAACTATCCGAGACCAAAAAATAAATTAGATACAAATAATTGGTTTATGCCTGATAACTATAAAAACATGGACATTGAAAAGTATGTTCTAATGCAGTGCAAAACAGATGAACAAATAGAACGAGTTACTATAGAACTAGAAGAATTTAGACAAAGAAATCTTACAATGCTACTAAGACAGGTAAAATATATAGTAGATACATTAAGATCAAATAATATTGTTTGGGGTGTAGGTAGAGGCTCAAGTGTAGCAAGTCTTGTGCTTCACATATTAGGGGTCCATAAGATTGATCCGATTAAATACAATATACCACTTAACGAATTCTTTAAATAAGGAGACTAATATGGCTAGAACAGTAAAAAGCATGCGCGGCAAAGAGATTGATATGGAAAAACTTAATCTTAAAAATGAAACTTTACCAGCAGTTGGTAATATGAAAGTAAATGCTCGCGGTGATGAAATTGGCAAGGGTGGAAAAGTAGTTAGAACAAGAGAAGATATTCTCAAAGATTACTATGAGAAAAACCCTAGAGCAATTGAAGAAGAAGTTGTAAATAGATCGAAGAAATCATAGAAAGGTAACTGCATATGATCAAAGGTAAAATTAAAGCAATCCGTGGGGATGTTTTGGTCCATAATATGCATTTTGGAGAAACCAAAACAGCAGGCGGCATTATAATTCAATCAGACGATGCTAAAGCTCATGGTGTCAAACCTCGATGGGCTCAGGTGTATGCAAAAGGACACGAAAACAAAGACCCATACAATGTAGGCGATTGGATACTAATCGAACACGGTCGCTGGACACGTAAAATCAAAGTTCAAAACGAACATGACGACGAAATAGAATTACAAAAAGTTGAAACAGATTCAATCCTTGCTTGGCAAGATGAGAAGCCTGTAGATCTTGCGTACTTTGGTCAAGAGTATTCAGACGGATCTAAAGCAACTTTCGACGCCAGCATGTTCGGTGCTAATTAGTAACTATAAACTTTTTCTGGACACAATCTAAATGTTAAGGCCTTTCTTGGGCCTTTAGTTGTGTTTATGGATACCTCCCCGGATTTTGGATGGAATTCAATTTTGGTAATTTTTGCTTTACTGTTGTTTTTTCCAACAAGGATTTCTTGGCCTACTTCAAGGCTTACATTAAGATTTTTAATCATGGGATTCTCCTTTTTCATAACGAATGTTATAAAAATATTTACCATAATACTTGACAACAATAAACAGATAGTATATAATAAACTATAATAACGCTAACAAGGAGTTATAATGTTAACAGCAGTATTGGTAACAATTGCAAGTTTGTTTATGTACGATAATTCTGCTTTTTTCGCACAAGTCAAAGAAGAACGCGAATTAGGATATAGATTTGAATACGTTGGTAAACAACCAGCAGATGACTACAAATATAGTATCCCTGTAATTAATGAAGCAACAGGTGAAAAGTTCATCTATTGGGAACACAAAATCCCTAAGGATTATTGTTCAGACGATGGTTGTCCAGAGTTCAAAGAACTATCAAAATAAAGAGGAGTAAAAATTGGCACAAGTTGACCTAAACAAGTACAAAGAATTTGTACAAGAAGTAACATCAAAAGAAAGCAATCAACTTAGTGAAATGTTTTATAGGGCCAAGGATGTAGAAACTGCCAACCCTAATATTAACATAGCACTACTATTGACAGGTGCAATTGGTATTGCATCAGAAGGAGGAGAATTTAGTGAAATCGTTAAAAAAGTTATATTCCAAGGTAAACCTATGGACAATGAAACTGTCTTTCATTGTAAGCGAGAACTTGGCGATATTTTATGGTATTGGATTAATAGTTGCCGTGCTTTGGATCTTGATCCTAATGAGGTAGTGGCAGAAAATGTAAACAAACTGAAAGCAAGATATCCCGGAGGAGAGTTTGACGTACACTATTCTGAGAATAGAAAAGATGGAGACTTGTAGTGTCTGACCAAAATAAGATTTACAGTAACGGATTAAAATTTAAATCTTTAAATATAGAAGGCACTGTTGTTAAAAAAGACGATAGATATATCGTAAAAGACAATACTGTCTTAAAAAATCTTATTGTAAGTAGCACCAGATTAAATCCAAAGAAAAGTACATCAGGACACTTCCACAAAGGACAAGAAGAAGTCTATATGTTTCTAGAAGGTCATGGCACTATGGAACTTGATGGTGTTATGCATAAAGTAGAAGCGGGCGATACAGTCCTAATACAAGATGGAGTTTTCCATCGTGTTCATGCAGATACAGTCGAACTATATTTTGTATGTATATTTGATGGAAGGAGAACCGTTTGAAAGTAGGAGTTCGTGGTAGTAAGTTAGCCTTGGCCTACGCCCAAAAGGCAATAGATGCAATAGGCGAAGGCGAAATAGAAATTATTAAAACAGACGGAGATTTACATCCTGAAACTCCTATACATGAAATAGGTGGCAAAGGTGTGTTCTGTAATGCTATTGAATATGCACTTGCACAAGGACTTATAGATGTAGCAGTACATAGTTTAAAAGATATGCCAGGAGATGTAGAACATCCAGACTTACATATATGTGCAGTGCTAGAACGTGCAAGACCTTATGATGTTCTTATTGGAAAGGTGTTTGATAACTTTGTATTAGGAACTAGCAGTCCTAGGCGTAAAGCACAACTAGAACAGTTTTACGCTAATCACAACGTACAAGTTAAACCTATAAGAGGAAACATAGATACTAGACTTGCAAAGTTAGATGCAGGTGAATATGATGCTATTGTACTTGCAGAAGCAGGATTAGATGCATTAGGCATTAAAAGAGATTACACAAGACTACCTATTGTTCCAGCAATAGGACAAGGTATAGTTGCACTACAAACACGTAAAAATGACACAGTAACAAATGCTGTAGTAGGTAAAGTTAATCACGAACTTACATACAGACAAGCACAATTAGAAAGAGCATTATTAAAAGGTATAAGTGGCGATTGTCATACAAAAGTTGCTGGCCACACAAGAGGAGATAATCCTATCAAACTTGAGGCAGTGTATTATGAATAATAGACTAGTTGGATTTACAGCATCTGCTTTTGATTTATTTCATAGTGGACACGTTGCTATGCTTAAAGAAGCCAGTAGCAACTGTGATTACATGATTGTTGGATTACAAACAGATCCAACATTAGATAGACCAAATAAAAATCAACCAATCCAAAGTGTATTTGAAAGATATGTACAACTAGAAGGTTGCAAATATATTAACGAAATTATTCCTTATGCTACAGAACAGGATCTTGTTGATATTTTATTAACTTATAAGATTGATGTACGTTTTGTTGGTGAAGAATACAAAAACAAAGAGTTCACAGGCAAACAAATATGTGTTGACAAAGGTATAGAAATATATTATAATAGTAGACAACATTCATTTAGTACAAGTGGATTGAGAAAAAGGATAAGTGAGGCCAAATGAAAAAGAAAATAGATACAAGGCGAGATGCCTGGGATAGAGATTATATGGGAGGGCATTACGTGAAGCCTGAGCCAACAAGCACTAAACAAATTTCCAATGCGGCGCCAGTACTTGTGTTTGCGTTTTTCTTTATATTAATATTAATAATGGTAGGTAACAAATGAAAGATTTATGGGTAGAAAAATATCGTCCTAAGAACTTAGATGGTTATGTTTTTAGAGATGAAAATCAACGTAAACAAGCAAAACTTTGGATTAAGGAAAAAAGTATTCCTCATTTATTGTTTAGTGGTGCGGCCGGTATCGGTAAAACTACTATGGCGAAGATTCTTATAAATGAATTAGAAATTCCAGAGTATGATGTATTAGAACTTAACGCTAGTAGAACAAATAGTGTTGATGAAGTAAGAAATAAAATTACAAACTTTGTACAAATGATTCCATTTGGTCCTTTCAAAGTTGTACTATTAGATGAGGCAGATTACTTATCTCCAAATGCACAAGCAGCATTACGTGGTGTTATGGAAGAATATCATAGCACATCAAGATTTATTTTAACTTGTAACTATCCGAACAGAATTATTCCTGCAATACACAGTAGGTGTCAAGGCTATCATATTGAACGTATCGACCAAACTGAATTTACAGCACGTGTTGCAACTATCCTTGTTGAAGAACAAGTAGATGTTGAACTTGAGACACTTGATTTGTATGTCAAAGCAACTTATCCAGACTTACGTAAATGTATCAATATGGTGCAACAAAACGTAACAGACGCAAAACTTCATGCTCCTAGCAAAGGTGACGAAGGCGAAGCAGACTGGAAGTTTGATATGGTTGAACTATTTAAGGCTGGAAAGATTAGCGAAGCAAGGCAGTTGCTATGTGGCAAACTACGTGCAGAAGAAATGGAAGAAGTATATCGTTGGCTGTATGATAATATATCTATATTCGGCGATGAACAAAAACAAGATACTGCTGTACTAGTAATCAAACAAGGATTAGTAGATCATACACTTGTTGCTGATCCAGAAATTAATCTGGCAGCAGTGTTAATTAAGTTAGGAAGACTATGAAAATTAGATACTACCACGACATTAATGGAGCTCGATGGATTGGTTTTTTACTAGCAATCATCGCAGCATTTATTCTTTCGAATGCAAATCCAGATACACAATGGATAGGTTGGGCAGTTGCTACAGTTAGTTGTTCAATGTGGATTTATTTTGGTATTAAAGATGGAGATACACCAAGAGCCTTAATGGAAGGAATGTATCTCTTATTAGCATTAAGAGCTATATACAATTGGTTGGTATAATATGGCACACTTAGTAGATGATAAATGTATAAATTGTAAACACACAACTTGCGTAAGTGTTTGCCCTGTTGATTGTTTTTACGAAGGTGAAAACATGTTGGTTATTAATCCTGAAGAATGTATTGACTGTGGCGTTTGTATTCCAGAATGTCCTGAAGAAGCAATATTTCAAACAGACGATACAGAAAATAAATGGTATAAACACAATCTTTATTTTAGTACAGAAGGCAATTGGCCTAACATTACTGAAGAACAACAACCTATGGAGAACTATGTAGACTATGCTAAAGAAAACTACAAGGAAGATAAAACAAAATTATTTAAAGCAATCCCAGCAGTGCAGATAGATTAGTATTATGACAGGTATAGTTTTTTGGATAGGATTTACAGTAATGGTGTTAAACGAAGGTTTCGTTATAATGCGACATGTACATCCTTGGTTTGCTCACAAAAGAGATCAATTGATAACCAAATACGGCAATAGTTGGAAGAAGTTTCATGCTACATTAGATTATGTTTGGATAGGCGGTGTAACATTAGGTATAGCAATAGACATCAGTAACTGGAAATTTTATGCCACAGTGCTTGCAACCTTTTGGAGTGTAGTCGCAGTATTTGTTTACTTGCCATTACTTGTAAAGAAACTTAGAAAATGAAACAAAAATTTATAGATGCATACATGGATGTTGCTGAAAGATTTTCAAAATTGAGTACAGCAAAACGTTTGAACGTAGGTGCAATTGTTGTTAAGGATGATCGTATTATTAGTATCGGCTACAACGGTATGCCTAGCGGTTGGGATAATGACTGTGAAGATGTTATTGCACTAGATGATGTTGGATCGCCTGTGCTTAAATCTAAGCCTGAAGTGCTACACGCCGAATCCAATGCGATAGCAAAACTTGCCCGATCATCTGAAAGTGGAGAAGGGGCAAGCATTTTTATTACACATTCGCCGTGTATAGAATGTGCAAAACTAATTTATCAGTCAGGCATTTCAAAGGTATACTACAAATCAACATATAGATCTGAAGAAGGTGTTACCTTTTTAAATGCCAGCGGTGTCCAAGTAGAAAGAGTTAAATCTTAACCATCTCCATATATACTTAATATCTCTTTTACCGCTTCATGTCTTTCAACATCTGCCCTTGTAAACTGGCAAATATCAACATATTGATGATTACTAAAGTTGTTATACAACTCAAGGAACTGTAATAAACCGTTATTACTAGGCCTGTCTGCCTGATGTAAATCACCGGTTACAATCATCTTAGATCCTTCTCCCAACCTAGTTAAAAGCATTTTCATTTGACTAGGTGTTGCGTTTTGCATTTCATCCGCAATAATTACGGAGTTCTTAAATGTTCTACCTCTCATGTATGCTAATGGAGCAATTTCAACTACTCCTTCTCTCATTTGTCTTTCTACTTCTGCTTGGCAAAAGTTTTCAGAAAAAACATCAAAAATAGGACGAGTCCACGGTGCCATTTTTTCATTAAGATCTCCTGGCAAAAATCCATGACTTTCGTCTACTGAAACTGCAGGTCTAGTAATTACAATCTTGTTACATAATTTATCACGGAATTCATTAATTGCCCATTGAACTGCAATCATTGTTTTACCCGTGCCTGCAGGACCTATAGCAAATACTATATGCTTATCCTTGCTGTCTAATTTTTGTAGGTAAAATTTCTGATTTAAGTTTTTAGGAACAACTTCTTTTCGCTTTGATTTATGCGAGTTTATATTTACTATGTTGTTATACGCTGCATTTTGTGCCGCATGGGCTCTATTTTTTCTCTTCATATTAGGGGTTTTCCTCCGTTAGTGAAAATCTGCTCAACAACGGAACGAGGGTAGGTACAAAATGTAAAAGTCCGTTATCGAACATACTATTATTTAAGTTCACAGATAAAAAATAATAGCATAACATTACGAAAACGATAAATACTTGTGGAGACTAATATGGCCAGCATTAAAGACGTTATAGCAAATATAGAACAAATTTACGGTTCTAACAATAGTTTAAACCTACTTAAGGACTTCGAGCGTGTAGTTGACGAGCTTGATCTTTATGTGTTTGAAAACTGGATGGACGGTGAACTAGCCGCTGGTCCTAAAGAGGATAGATATTTTATAGAATGCACATTTATGTGGCCTAAAGATAGAATGCCTGAACCCGCTGGTGGTAAAAGACTATTAGAATATGGCTGTAAAGTAGCATACGCTGAATCAGCAATATCTAAAGTAAGAAGAATAAAAACACCAGATGATATTAGACCGGGTACACGTAAAGGCAAAATAGACATAGAAGAAGTTTGGATGGTAAAAATAAAGATGCCTAAAGCACTGATGAAAAATGTCGACCGAGGTTATACCAATCTTGACAAGAATAAAGTACAAGATATATTAAGTAATTCAACAGCGGTACAAAATCCAGAACCAGTTGAACAAACTGCACAAGGAACACCAGATGAAGAAGCACAATAAAGTTTTAGCAGAAGGACTTAGAAAACATGATCTAGAAGATATGTTTTATCCTATTATGGAAATAGATATACATAAATCTAAGATGGGCGAAGACCCAGATGTATGTGTTGTAACCTTTCAAGCAAAAGATAGACATCCTGCTAAAGACTTCATGGAGTTCGTTGAAAAAGGATATCCTTTTGTTTTAGATGCTGATGTAAGTGCAGGTGAAAACAAAGATGGAGAGTATAGTATATTTGTTGAAGTAGAAAGAAATACAAAACTTGCTGAAAATATTATGGAAATGCTTTTTGGTGTAAGCAAACTTACAAATATTTTAGATTGGAAATTTAAGTATTACAAAAATAAAGACAGCATGAATGCTACTACAGAAAATTTAAAAAAAATTCCGTCAGATAAAAAAATGTACGAGCAGGTAATGAATAAATTCAGAACTGACGAAGTTAAGAGTTTCTTCAATAAAACATTAATGGACGACTTAGTTTTAGAAAATAATAAAATAAAAATTCTAAAACCGTTTGATGTTTCGGTAGAGTTTGAAATAGTCAGCGAAGGTGACGACAAACTCAGCGAAGGACTAGAAGATATACAGGTAGATGATAATGCTACTGCTGAAATCTTTTGGTTAACAAAAGTTATGGGAGACTATAACATTACAAAATTTGGTGACAAATTTCTGTTTACCAATGAATCAAAATCGATGGTTTTAAAAAGGATATAAATTATGGCAAAAGAAAATTATCAAGCATGTTTAGATATGATTTTACATCATGAGGGTGGATATGTAAACCATCCTAAAGACCCAGGCGGAGAAACTAACCTAGGTGTTACTAAAAGAGTTTACGAAGATTTCGGCGGCACAAAAGACATGAAAGACTTGACAGTCGAAGATGTTGCGCCAATCTATGAAAAGAACTATTGGGGTCGCTTGAAGTGCGATGATATTCCTAGTGGTTTAGATTTATGTGTATTTGATTTTGGAGTTAATGCAGGAACAGGACGTAGTGCAAAATACCTACAAACAATGATAGGTACTGTTGCAGACGGCGGCATTGGACCTAATACATTAAAAGCATTAGGCAATTACATAGAATCAGAAGGTGTTGAAAAAGCAATTAGAGACTTCCAAGAAGCACGTCAATCTTACTATGAAAAGTTATCTACATTTGAAACTTTTGGAAGAGGTTGGACACGCAGAGTAGATGAGACAACTGAAGCCGCTATCAAAATGATATGAACAACGTTTGTCAAAACTGCGGAAGAGAACACGAAGGTAAATTAATCGAAACATTCACAGATGGTGACAACAAACCTATAGAGATTGTTGTCTGTGAACATGCTAGATACGAGGAAGAAGTAGATGAAAAAAGTAATTAAAGCAGTAGCAGAACACTTAGGTATTGATGAATCTAAAGTTGTACCAGAAGCAAATTTAATGGACGATTTAGGTGCTGATGAATTTGATATTATAGAGTTAGCAGTTGCTATTCAAAAGGCAACAGGTGTAACAATTTCAGAAGAAGACGAAGCCAACGTTCAAACTGTTGGCGACTTTATTAAACTGGTAGAAGCATAATGTTTGGATCAATTAAAATAGCGATGGTTGTAATTATGTTGGCTGGTGCAGGCGGTGGCTTTATGTATGTAAAGACATTGAAGTCTGATCTTGCAACTAGTGAAGCAAATAATGCTAAACTATTAGACAGTGTGTCTGAACAACAGTCTGTAATTGAACAACAGAAAAAAGATTTTACTGCTATATTGTCTGCTAACAAAGAACTTGAAGATAAGAACAGAGTATTGCAAACAGAATTCAAAGCACTTGACAAACGTTTTAATAAGATAAACGGACAAGGTGAGGTCCGTGATATAGGAAAACTTGCCGAAGAGCGTCCAACATCAGTTGAACGTGTTGTTAACAGCGCAACCAAAAAAGCAATGAGATGTGTAGAAATTGCTATGGGTGCACCACTAACGGAGAAAGAGAAAAATGCTACTAAGAAATCACAGATCAATTCTGAGTGCCCTAGTCTTGCTAATCCTAACTACGTTCCTTACTAGTTGCAGCACTGTATCAAAGTTAGACGTATTTAAAACTGAAGTAGAAAGAGCACCTCTTAATCTTGATAATCCTGAAACTCCTAATTTAGAGGAAGTTCGTTGGATTATAATCACTTCAGAAAATGCAGCAGAAGTATTTGCTAAAATGAAAGAGCAAGGCAAAGATCCTGTGCTGTTTGGTTTAAGTGACGAAGATTACGAATTATTATCTAAAAACTTTGCACAAATACGTGCTTATATGATACAACAAGGATTAACACTTGAACAGTATCGTGAATATTATGAAGGCGCAAAAGAAGCCACATCTGAATAAATACGTATATAAAACAAAGAGGGTAGAAACACAATGGCTGAGAAATTAAAAGAAGATAAATTAGTAGTTCCACACAATACAGATACAGCAAAAAAGAAAGTATCAGTTGAACTAGAAGTAGACACTTCCGTAAAAGACCTAGGACCAAATCCATATGCCAAATTAATTCATCTTGCACGAGCCGTTGATGCTTGGAGAATATTCCCAAGACTGTTCTTAACTGTATACATTGTGTTATTATACAAGTGTGTAATTTGGTATATGGATTTACCTGCTCCTACTATGGAACAATCAGGTTTAATTAGTATTGTAGTTGGTGCTGGTGCAGCGTGGTTTGGATTGTATACAGGTTCAAAATCTGAAAAAGACAAATAAGAAATTTCCGTACCCAGTTGAAATAGATTAAATACTATAGGATTGCTTAAGGAGGATCCTGTAAAATATGGACTATTATTCAACACTAGGC